TGGCCGGCCGTTCCGAACCTTGGAGACCTCGCGAAACATCATGAATGGAAACTTGCAACTCGCCCTGATCTCATCGTCGGAGGGACACCCTGCCAAGCCTTCTCAGTTGCCGGACTCCGGCGCGGCCTGGAAGATCCTCGCGGAAACCTCACACTCGTCTTCCTTGCTCTTCTTGAACGCCTTCGGCCCCGCTGGGTGGTGTGGGAGAACGTCCCCGGCGTCCTGTCGGATCGAACAGGAGCGTTTGGTTCCTTCCTCGGAGGGTTGGGGCAACTCGGGTATGGGTTCGCCTACCGCGTTCTTGACGCTCAATACTTCGGAGTTCCCCAGCGACGCCGCCGTGTGTTCGTTGTCGGATGTCTTGGAGACTGGCGACGTGCCGCAGCGGTTCTATTTGAGCCCGCGTGCCTGCGCGGGGATTCTGCGCCGCGCCGAGAAGCGGGGAAAGAAGTTGCCGGCAGCCTTGGAGCGCGCGCTGACGCAAGTCACCGAGCGGACTCCGGCAAATCGGGAGGATTGATTCCGGATGTAGCGAATCCGCTCACGGCGCGAATGCACAAGGGTGTGAACACGACCATGGACGAGGGGCAAACCATGATCGCTGCGCCTCTTTGTGCGGCCAACTACCGCGGCGATCACGCCGGTCGGGAATCGCACCTCGTCACCCACTCACTGCGCGGCGAGGGCTTCGACGCGAGCGAGGACGGGACCGGACGCGGGACGCCGCTGGTGCCGGTTGCGTTTTCGTGTAAGGACCACGGAGCCGATGCGGGAGCGATTGCGCCCACGCTCCGAAGCATGAACCACGACGCGAGCCATGCGAACGGAGGCGGGCAAGTTGCGGTTGCATTTTCGGCCTCCGATTACAAGACGGGGGATTTCAAGAGTGTTCAGAGATCAATGCCTCTTACCACATCGGCCGATCGCTCGCGCGCGGCTCCCTTGGTTGTCCAAACCGCCGTTCGACGACTGACACCAACAGAAGCGGAACGTCTTCAAGGCTTCCCTGACGGTCACACAATGATTCCCTGGCGCGGCAAAGACGCCGCCGCCTGCCCTGATGGACCGAGATACAAGGCTCTTGGAAACTCAATGGCCGTTCCCGTCATGCGCTGGATCGGGCGGCGTATCGAATCAATCAAATGAGCGACCAGACCAAAACCAAGCTCGGCTTCGCGCCGAACAAGCAAGCCGCGGCTGCCCGCTGCGAGTTGACCTACGGCATCGTCGACGCGGCCCAGAAAGCCGGTTGCGCAGCGTTCCGCGCGAATGGCAACGTGCAGTGCGACGAACTGCTTGATTGGATTGCGGAGAACGGCACCGACGATCAAGAGTCACCCGACTACCACGTCGAGCGCGCCAAGAAGACGCGAGCCGAACGCATGATTAAAGAGCTTGCGCTGGAGGAGGCGCGCAAGAAGTTGATTGCGGAGGAGTCAATCCGAACTGTCATTACGCGCCATGTTTCGGTTGCCAAGTCGCGATTCCTGCTGCTGGGCGCATCGATCGCGCCGCGGGCGCAACTCAAGCTCGGGTTGACCAAAGAGCAGGCCGACTGGCTACAGGAGCAGATCGAGAACGAATGCAAGGCGGTTGCGGAGACACTAGCGTCGACGCAATGGAGCGATGCGCAGGAGCCGGAGCCGATCAAGAAGCCGGCGGCGAAGAAGCGACGGGTTGCGCCGAAGCGGAAGGCGAAGGCGAAGGCGAAAACGAAAGCGAAGCCAAAGAGGAAAGCGGCGAAGGGAAGCAAGGCGTAATGGGCAACGACGAGGTGACTCGCCGAGCGGAGCGAGGTTGAAGTCTGCCGCTTTGCGTGTGCAATTTTGAATTATGAGAACGACAACAATATTACAAGGTGACATGCCAAATATGGCGAGTCATTGTAACCAAAGCGAATGCGGTTTCTCGATTTATCGGGGAGTCATTGTTCAATGGGACGAGGACCACGACGAACGGGTCTTGGACGTTCTGGATCAGATGCCAGCACACATTCTTGACTCACTCATTGTCGTGCAAGAGCATGAAGGAGCAATCGCGTTTGTGTGGAAAGGTGCAGTGCCGAAAGGTTATGAGGAGGGAAAGGATGGCGTTGAGCCGGGCGATGGGGATTGGTGGAGCATCATCAGTTCATTTTTCTTGCCGAACGACGAGACATCCCAGCCCGACAAATTATGAAACCGAAATCAAAAGGAGAAGTGCAACCGCTCAACCCTCCGCCCCCGCCACCACCTAAGCCCAAGGGCTTGGGATCGTCGTCTTGTTCTCCACTGCAACGAGCTATCGAGAGATGCGCCGAGGCCGATGCGTCAGATGCTCCCTACACGCTAGGCGATAAAGTATTCGTATGGCTTGATGGAATGCCAGTTGAGGCAATCGCTAAGTTTGTCGAACAAGAGCTAAATGAGATGGGCTTCTCTATAGTGGAGAACAGTGTCAATACACGCGTTTAACGTTACAAGGCCATCATGGGCAAAATCGACATCAAAGCCGAAGCACGACGGATTACGGAGGAAATGATCCTGTCCGACATCGTATCGGCCGCGTGGAAGGTGGAGCCGGACATACCCGCCTCGCAGTGGATCGAGCAAAACGTAGTCTTCGGCCCTGACGCTGACATCCCTGGCCCCGTTTCCTTCGACCTTGTTCCCATGTCGCGCTTTGTCGTCGACTCATTCCAGGACCGCTCCAAGCGATCGATAACGCTCCAAGTTGCTGCGCAGTGCGCTAAAACCAAAACTGCGGAGTTCTGCGCGATTTGGAAGCTTCGAAACCGGCCCGGACATTCCGCTTGGTATCTCGATTCGCAGGAGAAAGCCAAGTCATTCTGGAAGACCAGGTTCAAGGCCGACTTTGAGAACTGTCCAGCGGTCGCGCACCTCGTGCCGCACTCCCGCGACCGGCTCACGAACAAGCTTGTGCAGTTCGCGAACATGGATCTGCACATCCTGAGCGCGGTCACATCATCGGCCCGCGAGTCAATCAGCGTCGGCACCGTGTTTCTTGATGAGTGGCGGAAATACCCGCCCGGAGCCGCAACGCAGATCCGCAACCGCTTCAAATCGATTCGCAACTGGCAGTTTTTCGGGTTCTCAACGGCCGGCGATCTGAACTGCGAACTCGATTTGAGCTTTCGTGAGGGGTCACAACATCTCTGGTTTTGGGATTGCCCCGAGTGCGGGCACGCTCAAACGTTCCGATTCGGCCGCGACGCGACGACGCTGCACCCGAAACCGCGCGAGTGTGGCGGGTTTGTCTGGGAAACCAACGAGCGGACGAAACCCGGAGAGAACGCGTGGGATTGGGAGGAGTTAGCTAAAACAGTCCGGTATGAGTGCGAGAATCCAGCGTGCCGGCATCGGTTCGCGGATCATGAAAAGTTCCGACTCTACTCGACGCTGCGGCCGATTCAAACAAACCCGCTTGCGCCATCCGATCAAATCTCATGCCATTGGTGGGAGGCTTACATGCCGTGGCCGGAATGCGCGTGGCCTGAGATCGTCAAGAAGTTCCTGAAGGCCCGCGTAGCTCAAAAGCAGGGCGATCTTGCGCCGTTGCGCGTGTTCGTCACGGAAACGCTTGGCGAATCATGGGAGCCGCCTGGCGGGGAAAAGATCGAGAAGGGCGACCTTGACGCCTGCGTCGGAACGCACTCGATTGGCGAGTTCCGAATCATCGACCAGAGCCGAGCCGATCACCTCCGCGAAGCTCGCATTATCACCGTCGACAACCAGCAGGGATTTATTGTCTATTGCCTTCGCCAAGTCATCGTCGACACGGAAACCCGCTCCATAGAGTCTCGCCTTGTGGATGTCGGCAACCTGCTAGGATTCCAAGAGCTACGCTTGTTCCAAGAATCGCGCAAAGTCGCCAACGCTTGGGTTTTCATCGACTGCGCTTACAAGCCTGATGAGGTCAAACGCGCCTGCCGCGATCACGGATCATGGGCCGGCAGCAGGCACGCGCCGATCTGGAACGGATGGAACCCAGTGCGCGGACACAAGGCGGCAAACTTCCAGGTTACAAACCAGAGCGTGCGCATGCGGCAGCACTGGAAGCAGGACGTGGAGCGCACGGGCGATGGTCGCGAGATCCTTGTTTACTCGTTCTCCAAGTCGCACTACCGCGAATCGCTGTTTGTTTCAAACATTCGCGCCCGCGCCGGCGAGGTCAAAGAGGCAGCGACGCCGGAAAAGCTGCCGCCGCATTGGTGGACTGTCGCGGCGAACGCGCCGGACGAGTATTTCGCGCAGATGCAGAACGTGACGCGCGTGCCGACGGTCGACGCTGCCGGACAAATAACCGGATACGAGTGGAAGGAAAAAGGACGGCACGACATACCCGACACCGAACAAATGCAGATGGCCGCGCTGGACATTGGCGGTATCTGGGACCTGATACGATAACGATTTGGACCACCCGCCCAGTTATGACAAACAACGACCGTAAAACCGGAAATGCGAGTCAGTCGGCCAACGTCGTGTCTGAGGACACGCGCCGGACTGGGTTGGGTGCGTCCTCGTGTTCCTCAAGAAACGCCGACTGGAACGAAATGGCATCCGCGCCAAAAGATGGACGCCCCGTGAAATTGCTGATGCACCATCCAAACAGGGCATACGAAAAATCAGATGCAGGCAAAGCGAGATGGGAAGCTGAAGTTGAGGCGTATTGGACAAAACGTCACGGAGGAGGTTGGGTTTGGTTTGGTATGTATGGAGAGCCGCAGGCATGGAGGCCAGCGCGTTCTTTGTGCGTGAGATGCGTGAAACGGAACACGTCATGCTTAATTTACGAGCCAGGAAAAGACGTTGATTTCTGCGTTGAGTTTTGGGGATTTAGCTGAACAAAAAAAACGAAAACCATGAGCACAGAACAAACAAACCGAATCGACCAAAACGCCCGCGCTGCAATGGTGCAGATCATGCGCGACGACACCGAAGACATTCTCGATTGGAAGACAACGGCCCGCACGGCCTACAGTCTCGCCTTCGAAATGGAGCACGCGCGCGCGGAACTCCTCTCCACAAATAACTTGCCAAAACAGGAATGATGTGGCCAAGCATATGAGCAAATGGCTATCACAGGCGAACTTGTAGGATTGGACGCGGACACGCTGACCACGATGCGCACCAACGCCATCGCGGAGCTGAACGCAGCATTGACCGCGGGCCAAAGCTACAGCATCGCGGGACGCAGTCACAACCGCGCGAGCTTGGCCCAGATCCGCGCCACGCTCGCCGAGATCAGCCACGCGCTACAGGTTGCCCAAGGCACCAAAGTAACGCGCACCTACGCCAATTGCTCCGCTGACCCCGAATAACCATGCCCCGCGAAGTCACAGCAAGATACACGCTCCGCGAGCGGGCCGGAATCCTCGGGCGAGCGATCAAAGCCGCAGGCCGCGGAGTCGTGGCCGCGACGACCGGACGCCCCTACAGCGGCGCAGTGCGCAACCGCTTGCGCCAGCGTCCAGCGCGCCGGCTTGAGTCGCGCGACAAGTCACTTGATCTTGGAGACAGGGAAAGCCTTATTAGCGAAGCGCGCGACCTTGAGGCCAACGTCGGGCTTGTGGGCGCCATCGCGGACAAATATGCGGAGGGCGTCGTTGGACGTTGTGAATTGCGTTGGAATACCGGAGATCCGGACATTGACCGACGCTACAGGGACGCATTTGTTGAAGAGCAAGACAGCATCGACTATCGCGGGGAGCATGGATTTGCTCAACTAACACAACTGGTTGTCACTCAGGGGCTTTTCTTGGAAGGCGACATTTTTGGGCAGCATCGGTTGCAAATGTCGTCGGCAGGTCGCCCGATCGGCTACGGCGTCAACTTGATCGAGGCAGACCGCATCGGCTCAAGCCGCACGGGCGATCACGGCGTTGATATGGGCAACATGGTTGGCGGATGCGTGCTGGACGCCGCCGGCCGCGTGACCGGATACCAGCTCCGCGACCGCGCACGCTGGGGGCAGTTCGAAAATGCGCGC